TCCTTTTACCCAGAGATTAATAAGAGCAGCTACAGGTTTAGTTTTAAGAAAGCCAATATCACTTATAGGAGATCCTTATTGGACCGAAATGTTCAAGATGGATGTTGATGGTTGTAAGTCAGATTTAGATGAATATGCAAGAAGAGTATTAATGTGTTCTCTTACTTATGGTCAAAGTCATATTCTTGTAGATTATCCTGCACCATCTGGAGCAAGAAGTTTAGCTGAAGAAAGAGCACAAGATCGTAGACCATATTGGATTGAAGTAGATCCTTTAAACCTTTATGGTTGGAGATTAGATAGAGAATCTAACTATGGAAATCTTGTACAGGCAAGAATTGGAGAAAAAGCGGTAGTTCCTACAGGTAAATTTGGAGAGAAAGTTTACGATCAGGTAAGAGTTATAGAACCTGGAAAATATAGAGTTTTTCGTAAGAAAGATCAAATTGATGAGATGTATGATCTTAATGATAATTCTTATGCTGGAGAATTTGATGCTACAACTGTTGATGAAGATTTTAAGTTAGTAGAATCTGGTGAATTTTCTCTTGGAGAGATACCTTTAGTTACTATTTATGCTGGTAAAACAGATAATTTAACAAGCAAACCGCCTTTATTAGATATTGCTTATTTAAATCTTGCACATTTCCAAAGACAAGCTGATTTAATACATAGTTTGCACGTTGCATCTCAACCAATGCTTGTAATGGAAGGATATGATGATCAAACTAAAGATTTGGCTATAAGTGTTAATTATGCAATGGCAACTCAGCCAGGAAATAAAGTTTATTATGTAGAACCAGCTTCTAGTGCTTTTGATGCTCAATCTGCTGAGATACAGGAGTTACAAATGCAAATGGCTACTCTTGGTATTAGTACTTTAAGTCAACAAAAGTTTGTAGCTGAGTCTGCTGATGCAAGAAGATTAGATAGAGTTGATACTAATTCTATGCTTGCTATGGTTTCTATGGAATTAGAGCAGAAATTACAGAAAGCATTTAATTTATCTGCACAATATGTAGGAATTGAACCACCTGAAGTAAAAATCAGTAGAGATTTTGATATTGAAAGGTTAATTGGACAAGATATAACAGCTTTAACATCATTATTTGATCAACAAGTTATTGATAGAGAAGAATTTAGAGACATTTTGGTACAGGGAGAAGTGTTGCCAAGTGCTAACGAAGCCAAAACTAAATAGTTTGGTAAACTAGGAAGCAAGTACATACATTTTTATGGCTAAATCACTAGATAAGGTCCTTCAGTCTGATGGAACTTATAAGTGGGAACTTGTAGAACCTACTTTATCCGAAAGGATGGGTAATGGTCCTGAAGCGTGTCCTGCTCCTCAACCTAAAACAGAGTCTAAGAAAAAGACTTCAAAGAAAAAATCTACAAACATTTTATCTGAATAATTCATGGCAATCGAAGAAAAAGTAATTCAGCCTGAGTCTGTGACCAATGCTGAACAGTCTGTGACTGACACTCCTTCACAAACAACACAACCACAAGCTCCAAATCTTGATTCTGTAAAAGCAGAATATGAATCACAATTATCTGCACTTAAAAAACAAGTAGCAGATGGTGAAGAAAAATTTAAAGGCATCAAAACTAAATTAGATGATGTTTATAAACAAAAAGAGGAAAAACGTAAAACCGAGTTAGAAGAACAAGGTCAATGGAAAACTCTTTGGGAAGAAGCTAATAAAACAGCACAAGATAAAGAACAGACAATAATGACTTTATCTCAACAGCTTGAAGATTTAAAAACTTCTAATGAAGTAGCTTCTACAAAGACAACAGCATTAGCAGCTATTAGTAATCTTGGAGCTATAAATGCAGAACAAACTTTATCTTTGTTACAAGGAAAGTTACAAAAAAATGCTGAAGGTAAAGTAGTTGTTCTTCAAGGTGGAGTTGAACAAGATTTAAACACTTATCTTTCAAGTCTTAAAAATCCTGGTAGTGGTTGGGAACATCATTTTAAGGCTAGTAGTTCTGCTGGAATGGGTGCAAAACCAAGTCCTATAGCAAATGCAGATGGAGGACAATCAAATCCCTGGAAAACAGGCAATGTCACTCAACAAATGCTAATATCAGAAAAGAATCCTCAGCTTGCAGCCGTGCTCAAGCAAGAGGCTCAAACAAAATAGTTAATTTCTGTGAAATTAATGCCCTTATCTGTGATTAGGGGATCGCAAAAAACTTTTTAAAGGTAAATCTGAATGGCTGCTCCGTTTCAGAATTACTCTGGCGGTGTCCTATTAGCGGATATCGTTAAGAGAAATAATTTTAGTACTTACGTTTCCGAAGCAATTAAAGAGCGTAGTCTATTTATACAGTCTGGTGCTGTAGTTCGTAATGCTCTGCTTGATTCAAGAGCAGGTGGTACAAGAATACAAGTTCCAGAATTTAACCCTGTATCTCCAACTGAAGAGATCATTGATGGTACTGCAACATGGGGTACTAGCACCAATGGTTATCTAACACCTCAGAAAATTGGAACAGGAACACAGATTGCAAGCATCTGTCATAGAGGTTTTGCATATGCTGTAGATGATATTGCTGTATTAGCTGCTGGTGAAGATCCAATGGGTCACATCAGAAATCAGCTTGCAGATGCTATCAACAAACTAAATTCTGTCCGTTTATTTGAACAGTTAACTGGTTTATTCCATACTGCTTTAAATGGTCATCGTTTAGAGAAGCAATTAGGTGGTTCTGGTTCTACTGCTGAAGCAAACTATTTAACTGCTGCAACGATGGCAGAAGCTCGTTCTAAATTGGGTGAGCGTGGTGAAGAATTAGATATTCTAGTCGTTCACCCTTCTGTTGCTTATTACCTCTATCAAGTTGGAATGTTAACATTCTCAACTTCTACATTAGCTGCTTCTGGTGCTGTCACCTGGGGTGGTGGTGGCGTTGGAGTTAATTCAAAAGCCGTTGGTGAATTTGCTGGTTGTAAAGTTATTGTTGACTCTGCTGTTAACACTAACGATCCAACATCTACAGGAAACCGTCAGGAGTTCCGTTGCTACTTAATGAAGTCAGGAACAATTCTTGAAGGAGTTCAGCAAGATTTAGGAATTGAAGCTGAAAGAAACATCCTATCCAAGCAAGATGTTCTATCCGTTGATTATCACAGTACTTATCACGTTATGGGTACTAAGTGGGGATCTGCTTCTGACAACCCAACAAACGCAAACCTAAGAACAGGTTCTAACTGGTCTGCTACTTACGACATTGATCTCATCCCTATGGTTGAAATCTTTGTTAACACACCACTAGATAACGGTCTTAAGTCTTAAGATTATATTGGTGGTCAATAGAAAAGCCTCATCAAATATTGGTGGGGCTTTTTCTTTACGCTACAATAGAACTAAATTACTTTATTAATCGTGGCAGCTACTATAAACGCAACTTTAAAGAGTGAAACTGCTAATAGCTACGTTACTTTGTCTGAAGCTAACGACTATTTTGATACCTCTCCAGATGCTTCAACTTGGACAAATAAAACAGATGATCAAAAGAAAAGAGCATTAATATCAGCTACAAGATGGATTGAAACTTTAGTTTTTTATGGTGAAAGATGTGATGAAGATCAGGCATTAAAATTTCCAAGAAATAATTATCAAGTAGATGGTGTTGAATTAGCTTGTTCTAAAATTCCTAGTGGGATTAAGTATGCACAATATGAATTAGCTAGAGCATTAGCAAATGATACTGATGCTATTACTGGTACTACTGGTAAAGATGGAAACTTTAGTGAGGTAAAGCTAGGAGATATGCAGGTTAAATATAATACTGATAGTCAGGGAACTGGTTCTGTTAACAATATTTTAGATGTTTACCCTTGGCTACAAAGTTATCTTGGAGCATATATGCTAGGTGGAGCAGGATCTTATCAAATGAGGGTAGTTAGAGGATAATGGCAGGTCAATTAGATTCATTATTTAAAGATGTAGCAAAACAGGTAGTAGCTGATCTTGGCAGTTCTCTTGATACGACTATTACTTATACGAAAAAAGCATCTGGAAGTTATAACACAAGTACAGGTGTTTATACAACAACTGATACTAATTACAGTATTAGTGTTCCGATTGAATTTATTAGTTCTCAGGAGGATTTAGGAAAAGAAACTAGAGAATTTAAAACATATATAACACCTGATTTAATAGGAGATAATCAACCTGATCTTGATGATGAAATTACATTAACTTACGCAGGATCAACTAGAGTAGCAAAGATAGTTAATATAAATACATTACAAGGTGGTCAAACTTATTTGTTCACTATTCTTGGGAGATTTTAATGGCAAAATCAGATCCTAACGCTTTAAGTAATGCTATTGCATCAACAAGAGGTGAATTAAATAATCAACTTAATAATTTAATAGATACTGTACTTGAACATTTACCAGGTGAAAGTCCTCAATATTCTGGTTTTTTTGCTTCTAGCTGGCAAGTAAATACTTATAGACCTTTAGCTACTGAAGAAATACGATCTCCGTGGTTAGAAAGAAAAGAATTAAAAGATAAAAGTTCAACTAATAAATTTTTACCAGGTATTGTAAACCCCAGATATTCTCGTACTAGAAGATATAAATTTGGAGAAACAATATTTATAGGTAATAGGGCCGAATATGCGAGATATGCTTTAGGATCTGAAAATAGTACAATCATGCCTTATTTGGAAAATATAACACAAGTTGTTGATGTTGTATTTGGCGGTAGTATGCTTCGACCAGATGTAAGAGTAGCTGGCACTCAAGTATTACCGCAAGGAGTTGAAGGAGGTAGAACTGCTCCAGCACTAGGTTCAAGGTACATTAAATTATGACTTTAGTTAATGCAAGAGCAGCTTTTGAAAAAGCAATTACAGATGCAGTTGTAGCAGCAGATAATACTGTAATTTTGACATATGATAATGTTGCTTTTACCACTCCAGGAAAAACTAAAAAGTATATAGCAACTTCTATAACTTTTAGTCAGTCAACATTACAAGCACAGGGAGGAGCAATTGATTATTATTCTGGTGCTGTTCAATGTAATATTTATGTTCCTAAATCGAAGGGAACTTCTGTATTGTCATCTATAGGTGAAGCTGTAATTGATGGCTTATCTTCAATAAATGCTTCTAACTATTCAGATCCTTTCTCTTGTTCTCCTAGAGTTGGTGAGATTACTGGCCCAATTCCTGTTGAGTTGGAAGATCGTTCACATTTCTTAGGAATTGTATCTTGTGCGTTTTTTGCTAATAGCTGATATACTTCTAGTAGCTATACAATAACATGACTAGAGCAGTTGATCTCCTTAAGAACAAATTTGGTGTAGGCCAGCTATACAAATATGATATTAAGGACAATGATGAAGTTATTCTCACTATCTATTGGCATCCATTAACTATTGCTGAACGTGAAATGATTCAGAAAAAAAGTGGTGGAATTGAAGATGCAAATGATTTCGCTTTACAACTAATGATTGAAAAAGCATTAGATAAAAATGAAAAGAGATTATTTGCTGATGGAGATAAAGCATCTTTGAGAAGAGAAGTTGCTGCTTCTGTTTTACAAGAAATCCAGTTAGCCATGTTAGAAGCTGGTGCAACTAAGGGGGTTGAAGAGGCAGAAGCCGATTTGAAAAGCTAATGGCGATTGGATGTTTATATATTCACTTGCTAACGAATTAAAAAAGACGGTTAGTGAATTATGTGATTCTATGACTCTTGAAGAGATGATAGGTTGGGCTGCATATCATAAAATGAAAAATGAAGAACAAGAAAGAGAAATGAATAAAGTTCGTAGTAAGTAAGGTTTTTTACATAAAAAACGGTAGAATAAAATATAAGTTTGTCTAACTAGGTCGAAATGGCGGTTAAAACGATTGATCTTGTTATAAATACGAGTCGTGGTGAAAAAAATATAAAACAGGCTTTAGCTCTTGCAAAAAGATTTGAACAGACATTAGGAAATATAAGTAAATTAAAATTTAATATAAAAACTGACCCTGCACAGAGGGCAATAGAGAAATTAAATGCACAAATAGAGAGAGGTCGTGAGCTTACACAAAAGACATTTAGTGTTGGTGCTGTTAGGGCTTTTGGCAATTCTATTGCAGAAGTTAGAGATGAAGTAGGTGCTGTAAGCAAGGCATTTGAAGCTACTTCTGATGCAACCGAAAGAATGAATATGGCTAGTGCTCTTATTGCTGGTAATTTTAAGCAAATAAGAATGGAAGCAGTTGCTACAGCTAAAGCTACAGGTCAAGCTGGTACGATGCAAGCAACAGTTGGAAGTGTTCAAGGTAGATTAAAAGAAATAAGAGAATTTCCCAAGACAATTCTTGCAGGGAAAAAGGCAATGGGCTTGCTTAATAAAATGCTTGAATTGGCTGAAGTTAATTCAAAAGATTTCTTAGATATAAGTAAGGCTATTGGTAAACAGTTAAAAATTAATGCTGAGATGCAGAAAGCATTAGATACTGCTAGTGGAAAAACAAAAGCAAAGAAAACAGGTTCTAAAGAAAAAGTAAAGGATGAAAAAACAGTTACAAATGAATTAAAAAAACAGCAAAAAATTGAAGAGGCAAGATTTAATCGTGTTTTAAAAAATATAAGGAAAAGAAAGAGATTAGAAAGAGGAATTGGTGGCCGTGGTGGTCGTGGTCGTAGATTAGGTGCAAGAGCACAACAAATGCAAGGCAATATGCTTGGGGCAGGTTTCCCTTTGTTATTTGGCGGTGGTGCAGGAGCAGTTGGTGGTAGTTTATTAGGTTCTATGTTAGCTCCTGCTGGGATGCAATTCGGAGGACAAATATTAGGTAGTGCTTTAGGTACTATTCTTGAACAGAATTTACAAAAAGTTCATGCTATTGGTGATGCAACTAAACACGTTAATTTAGATGCTTTAGAAGAATCAGGAATAAGAGTTAACTCACAATTAGAGGATGCAGTAGAAAATCTAAGAATGATGAATAAAGAATCACAAGCACAGGAATTGATTTCTCAAGAAGTTGCTAATCAAACTGGAACTGTAAAAGGCACTAATGAAGATATAGCTGATCTACTTGGGTTATTAGGAAGAGAATGGAAAAACTTTACAACTATTATTTCATCAACATTAGGAATACTTTCTGTTCCCTTTGTGGCAGCTTTGACGTTAATTTTACGTTTAGTAAATGGCATTTTCTGGGTAGTTAATAAAATCCTATCGTTTGTTGGTTGGCTTAGTAAAGAAGCTATTAGATTAATTAGAGTTATACCTGGAGCAGCAGAATTATTAGAGAAAATAGATGAGTATGTAGATAATATGAATAATTCAACTCAAGAATTACGCAAACAGTTTAATGGTTATATTCGTGATTTACAAACACAAGAACAAGCAATTCTTAGACGAATTGAATTAGGGGATAAAGAAGCTGCTATTCAAGAAAAAATTGCTGAAGCTGCTCGTAGATTAAAGATTGATAAAGATACAGATAAAGAAGATTATGAACGATTAGAAAATGCAATTAGATCGTTAGCAGCATTAGAAAAACAAGAAGAAGCAGTAAAAAAATTGAGAGATTTATATAAGACCCTTGGGCAAACAATAGAAGATGGATTGGTCAATGCAATACAGGCTGCAATAGATGGCACAAAAACTCTTGGTCAAGTAGCTAGTAGTGTATTCCGTGAACTTTCAAGAGCATTAATTAGATTTGGTGTTAATGCTTTAATAGGCGGTATATTTTCATCTGGCCCTACAAAAACGGTCACGGAATCTGTAAAACCACCATCGGCTGCTGGATTAAGTCTTGGAAGTAGTTTTGATACTTCTGACTATGGAGGAGGATTTGATACTTCTCAGTACGGAGGTTTTGCAAATGGAGGTAGACCTCCTGTCGGTAAACCTTCTGTTGTAGGAGAAAAAGGCCCAGAATTATTTATGCCTGATAGGGCAGGAACTATAATTCCTAATCATGCTCTTGGTTCAACAAATATTGCAATAAATGTAGATGCTTCTGGTTCTTCTGTTGAAGGTGATGAGCAGAAAGGTCGAGAGTTAGGACAAATGCTTTCAGCAGCGATACAATCAGAACTGATTAAACAAAGAAGGCCTGGAGGATTATTAACATAATGGCTACTTTTCCCTCGATCAAACCGAGTTATGGATCACAAAAAACAACTAACCCTGCTATACGCACTACAGAGTTTAATGATGGCTACCAACACCGAATTAAATTTGGGTTGAATACAAGACCTGCTATTTGGGGTTTAACTTTCGATGTTTCAGAGACAGATTCAGATACTATAGAAACATTTCTCCAAGCCAGAGCAGATGATTGTGCATCTTTTGATTGGACTCCTCCTGGCAGTTCTACTGCTTATAAATGGATATGTCTGGGTTGGACAAAAAGAATACCTTTTTTAAATAGAGCTAGTTTGTCTATGACATTCCAACAAGTATTTGAACCATAATGGCTACTCCTGTATCAGAACTACAGAAGATAAATCCTAGTAATATTGTTGAGCTTTTTCAACTACAGCTAGATAGTACAATTCATGGTGCAAATACAACCTATTATTTTCATAATGGAGTAAGTGAAAATAATAATGGCAATCTTATTTTTGATAATGTTGAATATACAAGGATGCCTATTGAAGCTGATGGGTTTGAATTTAATGGTAAACAGCTTCCTAGACCTACATTAAAAATTTCTAATATTTTAGGAACTTTTACAACAATACTTTTGACTTTACCTCAAGGATTAGAAGGAGCAAAAGTTACAAGGATTAGAACTTTAGAAAGATATATAGATCATATAAATTTTGATATTGGAGATATTTTGTCAGAAGATGGAAGTGCGATACTAGAGGAAGATGGTAGTTTAATCAGTCAAGAATTAAGTGACAATCCTCATGGGACACCTGATCCTACTGCTACATTTCCTAATGAGGTGTATTATATTGATCGAAAATCAACAGAAAATAGAAATATTATTGAATTTGAACTTGCTGCAAGTTTTGATCTTCAAGGAGTAAGATTGCCAAAACGACAGGTTTTACCTGCTGATTTCCCTGGTGTTGGATCATTTTATTCATAATGTGGAAAAATAAAGCACTTAAACATGCAATACAAGAAGATCCTAGAGAATCGTGTGGTCTTTTGGTTATTGTAAAAGGTAAAGAAAAGTATATTCCTTGTAATAATTTAGCTGTAAATCCTGAAGATCAGTTCATTTTAGATCCTATAGATTGGGCTAAAGCAGAAGATCAAGGAGAAATAACTGCTGTTGTTCATAGTCATCCAGTAACAAGTCCTCAACCTAGTGAAGCTGATAAGATTGCTTGTGAAAAGTCTGGAATAAAATGGTGGATTGTTCAACCTAATCTTAAACAATGGGGTTATTGCGAACCTTGTGGATATGAAGCACCTTTAATTGGTAGGCAATGGGTTTGGGGTGTAACTGATTGTTGGAGTTTATGTAGAGATTGGTATAGACAAGAATTAGGAATAGAGCTTATAGATTGGATCAGACCAAACGATCCAGACGATTTTATAAAAAATCCAATGTTTGCAAGTTGTTTTGCAAAAACAGGATTTAGAGAATTAACGGAAGAAGAAGATTTAGAAAAAGGTGATTTATTATTAATGTCAATTTGTAGTAGCGGATTAAATCATATTGGTGTTTACTTAGGAGAACAAACTGTTTTACACCATTTAGAACATAGATTATCAAGTCGTGATTTATTAGACGAATGGTTGCTAAAATGTACAGGTAAGAGGATTCGTTATGCTGCGTAAAATTAAGCTGTACGGAGAATTAGGAAAGTTCCTAGGCCAAAAGACTTTTGAAGCTGAAGTAAGTAGTGCTGCACAGGCTATCAGATTTTTAGTTGTAAATTTTCCTCAGTTAGAAAGACATATGGCCGACAGGTATTATAAAGTTGCAGTTGGCGATTGGGAAATAGGGAAAGATGAATTGCATTATCCTAATGGACAAGAAGATATAAAAATTATCCCTGTCGTTGGAGGTGCAGGGAGAGGATTTGGAAAGATATTACTGGGAGTAGCTTTAATAGGAGGTGCTTTCTTGATAAATCCTAATATTGCTATTAATTTCGGTAAAGAAGGTTTTGGGTTTGCTAATCTAACAGGATTTACAGGAGCTTTAACAAAAGCTAGTGTTGCTTTAGGTGGTGCTTTGGTTTTAAGTGGTGTTAGTGATATGTTGACTCCTGTTCCTAAAATTTCAACACAAGAACAAGATCCTCGTTTATCTTTTAATTTTAGTGGAATACAAAATACAAGCCGTGCTGGTGTAGCCGTTCCTGTAATATATGGCACTACGTTAACTGGCTCAGTTGTAGTATCGGCTGCTATTGATAATGAGCAGGTGGAAGTATGAGTAAGATTATTGGATCAGGTGGAGGTGGAAAAGGTGGAGGTGGAGGTAATAAAACGCCTACTGAAGCTAAAGATAATTTAGATTCTAAAAGTTTTGCTAGAGTTCTTGATCTTATTGGAGAGGGAGAAATAGGTGGATTAGTAGATGGTGCAAAATCTATATTTTTAAACAACACACCATTACAAGCTGCGGATGGTACTTTCAATTTTAAAGATGTTAGTTATGAAGTAAGAACTGGAACATCTAATCAAACAGTAATTCCTGTAACTAGGAATGTTACAACAACGAAACCGACAGGTTTTTCTACTGTTCCTCAATCAAACCCAAAGGTTATACAGATTACGGATTCGGATGTTGACGCAGTATCAGTAACGATTACTGTTCCAGCCTTACAAAGTATTAGTGATAAGGGAGATATTTTTGGTACGGAAGTTCAATTAGAAATTGCTGTCCAATATTCTGGAGGATCATATTCTACTGTTGTTTCTGGTAATGCAGGGACAATTACAGGTAGAACTCCTGATGTCTACCTAAGAGATTATCTAATTAATTTAGATGGTGCGTTTCCTGTCAATATAAAAGTTACTAGAATTACTGCCGATAGTAGCTCAAGTAAATTAGTTAATGAGATTCAATTTAATAATTATGTAGAGATAAAGTATGACCAAAGGACATATCCTAATAGTGCGTTAGTTGGATTGAGGGTTGATGCAGAACAATTTAGTTCTATTCCTACAAGGAAGTATTTAATTAAAGGGATAAAAGTAAAGATTCCTCATAATGCAACAGTAAGGGCAGATGGAAGTTTATCTTATACTGGCACGTTTAATGGCACATTAGGTGCTGCACAATATACAAATGATCCTGCTTGGTGTTTATATGACCTTTTAACATCTTCTAGATATGGATTAGGTGCTCATCTTGCGGAGGCTGACTTAGATAAGTTTAGTTTTTATCAAGCATCTCTTTATTGTTCTGCACAGGTAGACGATGGAACAGGTACAGGTAATACAGAACCTAGATTTAGTTGTAATGTATCAATTCAAAGCCAACAGGAAGCTTATGACGTAATAAATCAGATGTGTTCTGTATTTAGGGCTATGCCATATTATCAAGCTGGCAGCTTAACTATCACTCAAGACGCTCCAAAAGATTCTAGTTATTTGTTTACTCTTGCTAATATTTTACCTCCTGGGTTCACTTATCAAAATACAAGTCAAAAAACTAGGCCTACAGTAGTAGTTGCTAAGTATTTAGATTTAGATTTACGAGATATAAATTATGAGGAAGTCATTGATACTGCAAACCAAACTCGTTATGGAACAGTTATTAAAAATATAAATGCTTTTGCTTGTACCAGTAGAGGACAGGCAAATCGTCTTGCTAAATGGTTGCTTTATATGGAAAACGTAGAGCGTGAAGTGGTCACTTTTGCGACTTCTATAGATGCAGGGGTTATTGTTAGACCTGGACAGATTATTGAAATAGCTGACCCTGTAAGAAGTGGAGAGCGTAGAGGAGGTCGTATTCAGGCTGCTACCACAAATTCCGTGACAGTAGATGATACAACAGATTTAACTTATAAAATAGGAGCTACTTTATCTGCTGTTTTATCTGATGGGAGTGTTGAAAATAAGACAGTTACTTCAATAGTAGGGAGTGTAGTTAATCTAGGGCAACACTTTTCAAGTGCTCCTAATGTTAATAGTGTTTGGGTCTATCAGACGAATGATATCTTGACTTCTACTTGGAGAGTTTTAACTGTTACTGAAGAAGATAGATCAAATTATGTAGTTACCGCAGGTCAATATAACTCAGGAAAATATAATCATATAGAGAGTGGTATTGCTCTTACTGCTAGAGATATTACTAATTTAGATGTTGCTCCATCTTCTCCTACAGGTGTAACAGCAGAAGAAGTTATTTATGAAAACACAGGAATTGCAAGAGTAAAGATTATTGTCAGTTGGACTACTGCTACTGATAATGTCTATGTCAGATGGAGATATGAGCAAGGTAACTATGTATCTAGAACTGTAGAAGGTGCTAAAAGTTATGAGATTTTAGATACTATTGCTGGTGATTATACAATTGAGGTTTACAGCGTTAGTTCGTCAGGTCTTAGATCAACTTTACCTAATGCTTTAGATCCTTTTGTTGCTGTTGGTAAAACTGCTCTTCCAACTAATGTTAGTGGTGTAACTTTACTTCCTATAGATGAGTCTAGTGCAATATTAAGTTGGAATCGTGCTACAGAACTTGATGTGTTGCTAGGAGGTAAAACTCTTATCAGACATTCTTCTTTGACTACAGGAGCGAAATGGCAAGATGCACAAGAAATTGTGGTTGCAGCAGCAGGTAGCCAAACACAGAAAATAGTCCCATTACTTGAAGGAACTTATTTAATCAAATTTGAAGATGATGGAGGTAGACAATCACCTTCTCCTGGATCACAAGATTCAGATTGGAATAATACAAGAATAACAACTACGTTACCAGCACCTTCTGAAAGACTTGTTGTTGGAACTATTGATGAGCATACTGCTAACTTTACAGGGTCAAAATCAGATACAGTTTATGATTCAACATTAGATGCTTTGAAATTAGTAGTTACAAGTAATGCGACAGAAACTTCTGGGGAATATTCTTTTGCTAATTCTGTAGACCTAACGCAGCCATATGACGTTAATTTAAGAAAAACCTTAAAAGCAAGTAGTTTTATCTTAAACAGTTTGTTTGATGACAGAACAGATTTGATTGATAGTTGGGGATATATTGATGCTGTTGGTGGAACAACTGAAGCTGCAAAATGTAATGCTGCTGTTTATGTACGGGCTACTAATGATGATCCTTCTGGTTCTCCTACTTGGAGTGCTTATAAAGAATTTAGTAATGTATTAATTACAGGTAGAGCCTTCCAGTTTAAAGCAATATTAACAAGTGGTGACACTAACCAAAATATAGCGATAAGTGAGTTAGGAGCTACACTAGAATTACAAGGAAGAACAGAAAGTATTTCAACTCCAGTTACTACTGGATCATCACAATATACTGTATCTTTCACAAACCCATTTAAAAATACACCTCAAGTAGTAGTGACTCCAACAACTCAACAATCAGGGGATTTCTTTGAACTTGCTAATATAAGTAGGACAGGTTTTAAAGTCACATTTAAAAATGGAAGTTCAGCAGTTGCTAGATCCTTTGTATGGGCAGCGTCAGGTTTCGGGAAGGAGGTTACATAAATGAGTAATACACATGATTTTGATATAGGAAATGCAGTAGGAGCGACTTTTAGAGCAGACTTAAATCTCTGTTTAGGTGATATTCAATCATCTAATAGTGGATCTTCTGCTCCTTCTACGACTGTTGCTTATAAAATTTGGGCTGATACTTCAAATAATTTATTAAAAATTAGAAATGCTGCTAATAATGGTTGGTTAACTTTAGGAGATTTAACAGATGCCAGCAATTTAGGATTGGCAACTAAGGCATCACCTACATTTTCTGGAACGGTTACATCTGCTGGAGATATTGTTATGTCTGGTACTGGGTCATTACAGTTACCAGCAGGAACTACAGCACAAAGACCAACAGGAGCTACTGGAGATATAAGGTTTAACTCTACTACTGCTGGTTTTGAAGGTTATGATGGATCAGCTTGGGGAGAACTTGCTAATGGTGTTCCTGTCGGTTCTGTTTTTAATTTAGCTACGACTACTGTTCCTTCTGGATTTCTAGAATGTAATGGTGCTGCTGTAAGTAGATCAACGTATGCTACTTTATTTGCCACGATTGCAACAACATGGGGATCTGGAGATGGTTCTTCTACTTTTAATCTTCCTGATCTTAGAGG